AAAGCTGGTGAATACTTAGGGTTTTCGATTGAGGCTCGTTATTCAGGTCTTGAAGATTATTTAGAGCAATCTAAACAAATTGATATTATTGAAGAGGTTACTAAAATTTTAAATAGTTAAACATGGAAAAGAAAACAACAAGTCCAAAAGGTGGAAAAAGAGCGTGTCTTTGCGAAGATGGAACGTACTCAAAAGAGTGTTGCAATGGTGAATTAGTTAACCAAGGAATTGGAAAAACTAATAACAACAATACTTATAATGTGGTCAATGAAAATGAAGTCAGAACAATTATAAGTATTAAATAAAAACAATACAAATTAATAACGAAAAGTTTTATAGTTATGGAAATTACAATTGAAAAAATAATTGGTTTTATTTCTGAGAAAAAGGAACAATTTAAACAATTCATAAAAATGAGCGAAATCAAATTAGAACAAATGAAGCTACAAGATGGTGTTACTGTTATTGAAGCTGACTTATTCGAAAGTGGTCAGCCTGTTTTTGTTGTTAATGGTGAGGATAAAATTCCAATTCCAGCTGGTGATTACATCTTAGAAGATGGGCGTTTGCTTGTGGTTTCACAAGAAGGTGTTATCGGAGAAATTAAAGATGCAAGTCAAGAAGAGGCAGTTGCTGAAGAGCAAGAAATGGAAAAGGAAACAGGCGCACCAGCACCAACTCCAACAGCGAAGAAAACTATCGAAAGTGTAGTTAAAGAAACGCATTTTTCTGCTGAAGATTATGAATCTTTGAAAGCTGAAAATATTTCTTTAAAAGAAGAAAATGAAAGATTGAAAGGAGAAAAAGTTGAACTAAAAGAAGAGTTAGTACCAGCTTCACAACCAATCACTTTCAATCCTGAATCGAAAAAAGCTGAAGTGAAAGAAGTAAAACTAAATCATTCAGTAAAAAACAATGTAGAACAATTACTTTATAAATAAAAACAAATGGCAACAACAACAACAATGACAACCACATACGCTGGTGAAAAGGCTGGAAAGTATATTTCAGCTGCTTTGTTATCTGCTCCAACATTAGGACAAAATGCAGTAACAATTAAACCAAATGTTAAATACAAACAAGTAGTAAAAACACTAGGTCTTTCTGATGATTTAGTAGCAAATGCTTCTTGTGATTTTGCATCAACATCAACTGTCACATTAGCTGAACGTATTTTACAACCTAAAGAGTTACAAGTAAACTTAGAGATTTGTAAAACTCCATATCAATCTGATTGGGATGCAATTTCAATGGGGTATTCAGCACATGATAAACTACCTCCTGATTTCCAAACTTATTTAATCGGTGAAGTAGTTAAAAAAATCGCTGCTAAAACCGAGGTTGATATTTGGACTGGAGCAAATGCAACTGCTGGTTCTTTCTCTGGATTCTCAACATTAGTTTCTTTAGATGCAGCTTTACCAGCAGCACAAGAAGTAGCTGGAACAACTGTAACCGCAGCAAACGTAGTTACTGAATTGCGTAAAATGATTACAGCTTTACCTTCACGTTTATACGGTTACGATGGTTTACAAATTTATGTTTCACAAAATATTTATTTAGCTTACTTACAGTCTTTAGGTGGTTTCGGTGCTTCAGGATTGGGTGCTAATGGTTACGATGCTAAAGGTTCAATGTGGTACGCTGGACAACCGTTATTTATTGATGGTATCGCTATCTTCATGACAATGGGTATGGCTGCTAATACTGCTATGTTAACTTACAAAGAAAACTTGTGGTTTGGGACAGGATTATTGAACGACCATAACGAAGTTAAATTGATTGATATGGCTGACATCGATGGTTCTCAAAATGTTCGTTTTATTATGCGTTACACAGCGGGTACTCAGTACGGTTTCGCTGGTGATATTGTTACTTACGGTATTACGAACGCTGCTAACTAATATTAACAACAAATTCATTAAGGGTGGTGCAATAAACACCGCCCTTTTTTATTAATTATAAAAATTAGAAATTATGGCTTGTGATATAGCAAACGGAAGAAAGGAGCAGTGTAAAGATTCAGTCAGTGGAATTGATGCTATTTACTTCATTAATTTTGGGGATTATAATCCTGAAGTAGACGTTACATACGATGTAACAAATACAGATTTAATTACAGAGATTGCAAACGTTACATCTTTGTATAAGTACGAATTGAAAGGTAATAATAACTTTATTCAAAATGTAACTTCTAGTCGTGAAAATGGTACTACTTACATTGAGCAAGTATTAACTGCTGAGTTGAAAAAGATGGATATTTCAATGCACAAAACATTTAAGTTGCTTGCATACGGACGTCCTAATATTGTTGTTAAAACACGTACGAATCAATACTTTTTAGCTGGTTTAGAGCGTGGAATGGATTTAACGACTGGTTCTGTTGATACTGGTACAGCATTAGGAGATTTTAATGGGTATAAATTAACATTTACAGGAATGGAAAACATACCCGCTAACTTCTTAGATTGTACATCTGATGCAACTTTGATAAGTGGAGTGTTTACTGCAGCTACAATTGTGACTGTTTAATATTTACTACTACAAACAGAAAAGCCCTTGAAATTAATCGAGGGCTTTTTCATGCTTAAAAATCACTATTAAATCTATTATGCTGTTCCGAGCTTACCTAATGACTTACCACTTATGATAATTCAAAAGTACTTTTTTTATCTAATACAAACAAAACTAATTGTGATGAACGGTGAATTTTTCGTTTAAATGGAAAAAATACAAATTATTTGTTTCAAGTTATATTAATATGATAGTTTTAACAACATCGACAGCAATGCAAGAGTTTAAGGTTACGCCACGAGGTAGTTATTTTGACACGCTTGTTATATTAGATGAACTTGAATGTGTTGAAACGACTATTACTATTTTATCGAGTTCACTAGAAGAATATTATTACAAGATTCAAGCTGAATTTGAATTAAAAGAAAATAGATTCTACGTTTTAAAACTATACAACGGTTCAAGTTTAGTGTTTTATGATAAAATATACTGCACAGACCAAACACCACAAGATTACAAAATATTAAAGGACGAATTTATTGAGCCTTCAACAGATAACGAATTTATTTTCTATGAGTAAGAGTAACTTTCATGTGTTTAATTTAAGTGAGTACAAGTCTCCTGAAATCGTAGAAGACCGTTCTAAAGAGTGGGTTACATACGGTAAGGATAATAAACAATATGATTATTTAATAGATAATTATAACTACTCGACAACAAATAAAACTTTGATTAACGCAATCAGTAAAATGATTTACGGCAAAGGATTAGGAGTTATTAGAGCGAGTTTAAAGCCAATGGAATACGCTCGTATAATGTCTATTCTACCAAAGAAAGATGTTAAAAAGCATTGTTTCGATTTTTATGCTCTAGGTGGCGCGATGCTACAAGTTCTTTATACTGAAGATAGAAAAAATGTAGCTAAAATATTACATAGTCCAGTAAATTTGTGGTGTCCTGCAAAATGTAATGAAAAAGGTGAAATTACACATTATTTTTACTCAGATAATTGGGGTGATACTAAAAATTTCCCACCTAAATTATATCCAGTTTTTGGTACCTCGAAAAGTGATATTGAAGTTATGTACGTTCATAAATACGCTCCTAATGTAAAATATTTTGGAAATATTGAATATGGAGCGGGAATACCTTATGCTGTATTAGAGCGTGAAATTGCTGATTACCTTATTAACGACGTTCAAAACGGTTTTTCAGGTACTAAAGTAGTTAATTTCAATAACGGTGTTCCTGATGCGGAACAAAGAGATGAAATTTCTAGAGATGTTAGAACAAAATTAACAGGCTCAAAAGGTCAAAAAGTAATTATATCATTCAACGAAAATAAGGACGAACAAACTGAGGTTACTGATATTCCATTAAACGATGCCCCAGCGCATTATGAGTATTTATCTGAGGAATGTCAAGATAAATTACTTTTAGCCCACAGTATTACAAGCCCTTTAATTTTTGGAGTTTCATCTGCGAATGGTTTTTCTTCTAATGCTGATGAATTAAAAAACAGTTATGTTCTTTTTGACAACATGGTTATTAGACCGCTTCAGCAAGATTTAACTGATGCTTATCAAACTATTTTGGCTTATAATGGTATTTCTTCAGAATTATTTTTTAGAACTTTACAACCTTTAGAATTTACTGATTTAGAAAACGTAACAAATACAGAAGAACAACAAAAAGAAACAGGTGTGCAAATGAGTTCTCAAAGTTGGATTGATAACTATGGTGAAGAACTTACAAGCGATTATGTTTTAATTGACGACCATGATGCAATTGATTTAGAGGAAGAGGATGTTCAAAGAATTAACCTTTCTTTTATGGATAAGGTAATTAATTTTGTAAGCACTGGAACAGCTAATCCAAAAGCTAAAAGCGAACAGGATAAACAAATTAAAGACGCTAAATTCATCACTCGTTATCGTTATACAGGAAAATTAACTGAAGATACCCGACCATTCTGTAAAGCAATGTTAAGTG